CTCCTGATGGTGAGTATAAAGGTGTCACTGATGTTTGGGTAGAATAAAATAGAGATTGACAACACACCAATACCCTGCTATAATATAAAAATCGTCGGTATTATAGCAGGGTATAAATGCGGAGATAGTATAAAGGTATTACCCAGGTCCCCCCTGGAATCTGTGTTTCGATTACACAGTCTCCGCTCCAAAACGACGAAACTTAACTATGAAAAAGGAAATATATTATGGCTACACCACGTAAGACACAAATCGAAAAGATCGAAAACGTCCTCCTGAAGCATACGGCAACGCCTGGTATCACAGCGGATTCCATTGCTAAGTTGGCCCGCGTTCCTCGTGAGAACGTTGGTAAGCGAGTTTCCGACCTTCGTGAGTATTACAACATTTACACCAACTACCGCAATGTTGACGGTAAGCGCACCGCTTTCTATCGCCTTGCTCAGTAATACTTTCTAAAAAAGTATGCTATATAGGGATGTGGCACCTCGCCACGTCCCTTTTTGTTTATGGAGAACATTATGGAAATTAAGATTTCAACCGAAGAATTGCGATCAAAAAAGTTATTTGTAGCAACACCTTGTTATGGCGGCCAGTGCTTCGGTTTGTATGCTAAAGCCTGCCTCGACCTTCAAGCAACATGTATCCAGTATGGTATGGAATGCCGCTTCTCATTTATCTTTAATGAGTCCTTAATTACCCGCGCCCGAAACTATCTTGTTGATGAGTTCCTCCGTTCAGGTTGCACCCATCTATTGTTTATTGACTCCGATATTCAGTTCAATCCACAGGATGTTCTAGCACTCCTAGCACTTGATAAAGACATCATCGGCGGTCCATATCCAAAGAAGTCAATTAACTGGTCTAACATTGTCAATGCTGTCAAGAAGAACGTTGATAATAAGGAGTTCCAACCTGGTATGCTTGATGGTGTTACAGGTGACTTCGTATTCAATCCAGTTCCAGGCACCACATCATTCAAGGTAACTGAACCAGTTGAGGTTATGGAGATTGGTACAGGGTTTATGATGGTGAAGCGTGAAGTATTTGAGAAGTATGCTGAAGAGTATCCACATCTTCACTACAAGCCAGATCACGTTGGTCAGGCCAACTTTGACGGTACACGATACATTCATGCTTACTTTGATACTGTCATTGATCCACAATCACATCGTTACCTTTCTGAGGACTATATGTTCTGTCAGAATGCCAGAGCAATTGGCATCCATGTATGGCTATGTCCATGGATGAAGACAACTCACGTTGGTACATATGGGTTCCAAGGTGACCTTCCAGCAGTAGCAGCATTGAGCGGTAATTTGCGGTGATAATCGGCGTTGTCGGTTACATTGGTTCCGGCAAAGGCACAGTAGGTGACATTCTCGAAAGAGATTATGGTTACAAAAAGTTTGCCTTTGCCGATGCTCTTAAAGACGCCGTGGCCTCCATCTTCGTGTGGCCACGGGGTCTTTTAGAAGGTGATACTAACGCCTCGCGGTCTTTCCGCGAACGTGTTGATCCTTGGTGGTCCCATAAGTTTGGTTATGAAGTCACACCTCGCCTCATTCTACAAAAAATGGGTAGTGAGGCATGCCGAGACAATATTGCAGATAACATCTGGATTGCCGCATTAGAGAAACGTATTCACGGATATGAAGATGTGGTTATATCCGATACTCGTTTTCCTAATGAAATCGATTTTATTCGGAGTGCCGGCGGCAAGATTATTCTCGTAAAACGAGGTGATGACCCATCTCCAGAAGAACTTTCCAAAATGCATATCTCTGAGACGGCATGGAATAACTATGTTCCAGATTTTATTCTTCACAATGAAGGAACGGTGGATGATTTAAAAGAAAATATAAAAACCATCTTGACACAAAACGATAAAGATGCTAGTATATATTATAGTTTGACAATATGAGGAGTATAATATGAAATTTAGTGAAAATACCTTAACAGTTCTAAAGAACTTTGCCAATATCAATAGCGGTGTTGTTCTTAATCCTGGCAAGGTTCAAAAGACCATGTCATCGGAACGTTCCATTCTCCTTGAGGCAACTCTTGAGGATGATATCCCTCAACAGTTCGGCATCTATGACCTGAATAACTTTCTAGGTAATATTACAACCTTACGCAATCCTGAAATCACATTTAGCACCGACTCCGTGTCTATGACTGAAGGTGACTTTACCTTGACGTATCTTCCTTGTTCACCTAATCTTATCATTACACCACCTGCCGACAAGGAACTATCAATCAAGAATGTTGATGTATCTTTTACCTTGTTAAATGCTTCTATCTCACGGTTGCTAAAGTTGGCCTCCATGAACAACCTTCCACACCTATCGGTAGTTGGTAAGGATGGTGCCCTATTGCTAAAGATCCACGAGAAAGCAAATGACACGTCCAACCACGGTTCTACTAAAATCGGTGATTATGCTGGTAAGGACTTTATCGCAACCTTCAAGAGCGAGAACCTAAAACTCATTCCTGATGACTATGATGTAGAACTCCAGATTGGTGCCTTTGCCAAGTTCGTGAACAAGGCTGGCAATCTTAAATACTTCATTGCTCAGGAAACAAAGTAATGAGCAAGTTTATGAAAGTATATGATGTTCTGTTAATGGCATTTACAGGTGCCACCATTGTGGCATTTGTTTATGTGATTGCTAACAATGTTGCTCTCCATGAACTGTATATCCAAAAATGTAAAGATGGCGGCGGTGTTGCCGTTGTAGCAGCAAATGGATATGTTTGTATTAACCCTAGTGCTATTATTGAGGTGGACTAATGAGTATGATTGGACATAACCAGCAGCAACGGTCGGTTCAAGGTCTTACAGACGAGGATCGTAAGATCCTCCGCAAGGCAGTTATGGAGATGAATGACTCCATGACCCGTGTTGGTGCCGAACGTGAATTACAAAAAGAAACCACGAATGAGATTGCCGATAAACTCGGTATTGATAAGAAGTTGTTCCGCCGTATGTCACGGGCCTACTTCCGTGCCAACTTTAAAGAAGAGGTCCAAGAGAATACGGACTTTGAAGAGTTTTACACCACTGTTATGGAAAAGACGGCATCTTAATGAGTGAATTTTTATTATGTGAGAAATACCGTCCTCATAGGGTCGAGGACACCATCCTGCCGTATCGTATCAAAAAGGTATTTCAGGATTATGTGAAAGAGGGTAACATACCCAACCTAATGCTAACTGGTCCTGCCGGTTGCGGCAAGACCACCATCGCCAAGGCAATGTGTGAAGAACTTAATCTCAACCATCTCTTTATCAATAGTTCTGATGAACGTGGTATTGATATGTTGAGAACCAAGATAAAAGGTTATGCCTCAACCATCTCCCTTACAGGTGGTCGTAAGGTTATCATTCTAGATGAGGCTGATTATCTTACACCAGAGGCGCAGGCAGGCCTGCGTGGAGCAATAGAGGAGTTTAGTGATAACTGCTCCTTTATCTTCACCTGTAACTTTAAGGCGAGGTTGATTGATGCTCTACATTCTCGTTGCGCCGTTGTTGACTTCTCACTCAAAGGTGATGAGAAGGCCAAGATGGCAATGGAGATGTTTAAAAGATTAAAAACAATATTAGTAACAGAGGGAATTGAATACGATGCCAACGTTTTGGGAAAGATTGTTTCGCGGTATTTCCCAGATTACCGCCGAACTCTCAACGAGATACAACGTTATTCTTCTGGCGGAACTATTGATGCTGGTGTTCTTGCTCAAGTTGACAATGTAAGAAAACTGGAAGAACTTATCAAGGCACTAAAAGAAAAAGACTTTGGTGCTATGCGTAAGTGGGTTGTGAATAACTCCGATGTTGATCCAGCAAAAATCTTTCGTGATGTGTATGATGGGTTGACAGAGTATCTAAAACCTGATAGTATTCCACTTGCCGTTGTAACATTGGCAAAGTATCAGTATCAGGCGGCATTTGTGGCAGACCAAGAGTTGAACCTAGTGGCCTGTCTAACTGAAATGATGGTGGAATGTGAGGTCAAGTAATGGCTGACCTATTCAAAGATATCATACCTTCAATCCTCCAGAACAAGAAATACGTTCTGGAGGACGAGAAGGATTACCAGGCATATATCATAAATAAGGCGTTGTCGTTCCATTACGATTGTGCCTTACAAGCCAACCAGATGAATTTGTATCCCAATCTTCCTGGAACTCTTCAATATCAATATCTCCTAAATACTGTCCGTGGGTATAAAAGACCTTACAGTAAATGGGTAAAACGTGAAACCTCAGATAACTTGGAGGCCGTTAAAGAGTATTATGGATATTCTTATGACAAAGCGAAACAGGTGCTGGTTTTACTGAACGATGCCCAGATAGAAGAAATAAAAAAACGTATTCACAAAGGTGGCACAAATGACAGTAAACCTAGACGACTTCGTGGAGGTACGATTACCTGATCCACAAGCCTTCTTAAAAGTGAAGGAAACTTTGACTCGTATAGGTGTTGCATCTAAAAAAGATAAAACACTATATCAGTCATGCCATATCCTACATAAACAAGGCAGATACTACTTAGTTCATTTTAAAGAAATGTTTATGTTAGACGGTAAACCTACTGACTTCTCGGAGGAAGATAAGGGCCGTCGTAATACTATTGCTAACCTTTTAGCAGAGTGGGGTTTGGTCAATCTTGTTGATAAGAACAAGAGTGCTGATCCACTTACACCTCTTAATAGGATTAAGATTATCTCCTACT